GCTGCTTGCTGCTTTAAGCTGACGCAAATCATGAATTGTGTCTGGGTGCATCATCCATGCAGTACCCGGCAGATTCCAATATTGTGCCGGTAAACTTTTTGCCAGATTGACTAAATCATCGTATACAAATGCTGCGCCGTTTTGCGATACCGTCAATATTGTGTGGATGCCGTCCGTAATGGCGGTCCCAGATGAACCGTAAGCTGCTGAGCCGCTTGCATAATAATTTAGCCCACGTAGGCCATTGGTGCTGCCTGTGCTTGTCGTGCTAGAGCCGGTTTGATCGTTGTTCAAGATCATGCTTGCACCTTCCAACTGTGCAAATTCCAGCATCATGTCTTCAACAAGCGTTTCATTTAAATAGTTAATGTCCGACATTACCGCTGTTCGCACGGGCAAGCTGGCGCTGACTACTCGGGTCGGCAATTGCCAAATGCTAGTGGCAATATTAGGTGAACCAGTGTTTGGAGTTGCAGCGTAGAGCCAAGGGTTAGTAGAGTTTGCAGCGTTACCTGTCTTGGCAACAAATTGCACGCTAGAGCCAGCCGCAGGAATTACCCTAGACAATTCTCGGATTGGATTTGCAAATCGCAGTGCAGCAAAGGCATTATCAAAGAAAGTGCGCCCACCAATCCCGTTTCCAGAACCAGTGAAGGCAGATGCTTCGGTCAAATCAATTTTGACTGCATGGCCTTCGTGCAGCGTTTGCTTGATGCCCGACAAAATGCGTGCTGTAGTCATTTGATTTTCCCGAATGTAAAAAAAAGGCAGGGGAAGTCCAACCTCCCCCTGCTAATGGCAACTTAGGTTGATGTGCCGGTCGAGCGATAACGAATAATGGCGTTCGGGTCACGGATGCTGGTTGCCAGCCGTTTTTCGCCATAAAAAGTAATCGATCCTGGGGTTGTCTGGTCGTAGCGGCGCATGACCATATCCATGCGGTCAATGATGCTGTGACCAAGCTGCCAATCGCCAAAGTACATCGGATAAAGCGATGTGGTGCCTGCGCTGCCAGTCGTTGCCTGAGTTGGGTTGTCAAGATACTTGTTAATCACAACGTCAAAACCCAGCAGTTGACCAATAATGCCGTTTGCATTGAGCGATTCCATGCTGTTAAAGATTGGACGCCCGTTAGTATCTTGCAGGCCACGAATAGCTTGCAGCAACACCGGGTTAATCATAAAACAGGCTGAAGTCGTGTAGTACTGTTGCGGCAGGGCATACACCAAATTGATAACGTCTTTGTAGGCGATATTATTTGCTGCAACCGTGTTGGCGTTAGTTGTGATTTGATCGTAGGTTGCAATGCTATGCAGGCCGGTAGCACTTCCCGTACCGCTGGTGCCGTATGCCGCTGCGCTAGTAGTGCCGCCGGTATAAGTGGCATTTTGTCCGGGATACTGATCTAGACCACGCAAACCAGATGTGCCGCCGTAGGTATTTGGCGAGTTAGTCTGGTCGCTGTTTTGAATCATTGACAGTGCTTCGGCTTGTGCAAACTCCATCAGCATATCGTCAACAATGGTGCCTTCCAGCCCGTCAATGTCGTCCAATGCGGCAGTGCGTACAGGGAATTGGACGTTCAAATCTTGCAGCACCAATTGCCAAATGTTCATGTCCTGCGTAGTTGCAGAACCATTGTTTTGGACCGTGTAGCCCCAAGTTGCGCCAGCGTTGCCGGTTTTGCTGCGGAATTGGTAGCTAGAGCCATCAGTAACCACAGTGCGGCTTAGTCCGCGCATAGGGTTTGCCAGTCGCATTGCAGCAAACACAGGGTCGTAGCCCGTGCGTCCACCGATGCCATTGCCGCCCCCAGTAAGCGCAGAGGCTTCATTCATGTAGGCAAGATATTGGCTTTCGTCAGCAAAAATCTTTAGTGGTTTTTCCACACGATTGTTGGCAGAATAAAATGATTTCAGTTGTTCACGGACTGATCGATTAACGTCACCGCGAGTTGTTTTGGCAATGCGGATAACGGCAGGCATTTGCAACGTGCTGATTTTTGCCTCAAGCGCCGAGATTTTCTCGGTCATCTCATTTTTGGCGCTTTCAATTGCAGCAGTAGCTGCGCTGGTAACTTCGGCAATCTTGGCGGCGTTGGCGGCTTCAATAGCGTCGAGTTTTTCAATAATGACTTGGGACATGATAAACCTTTAAGCGGGTGTCAAGAAGTTTTAGAAATTCGCGCTGCTCTAAAGCTGCAAGAATCTCCACTGTGGTTGCCTCCGCATCGGAATCGCTCCGGTTTGGTGCAGTTTCATTAGGGATTTGGACAACATCACGCTGTTCCAGCACCTTTTTGAAAGTCGATGCAGCGGCAACCGCATCACTCTTGGACAGTCCAGCATCACGCAGGCTTTGTTCCAAAATCTTTAAATTAGCAGACCCATCGGGCCTGAAGTATTCCAGCTTGCTGACGCAGGCTTCGGGGTTATTTGGGTACATAACCACAGACACTTCCCGCAAGCCGCCTTTGGTAATCTGGAAATATCCTTCGTCAGATTGGTCTGGTTCGCCGTCAGCGTTGACCATCTGGTAAGTTTCTGCATACGCTCCGACAGAAACCCCGCCAAACATAGCTGGTGATTCTTTCATTACGTTGTAAAGGTCGCTGCCTTGGGTGGTGTTCATAAACAGCCTGCCGTTGGCAGTCATGCCTGTATCGTCAAACTCAAAGTGCATCCATTCGCCGACAGGAATTGCATCTGCGCTGTGATTAACAAACATGGGTAAGGGCCTGCCCATTGCCTCAAATTGCTTGGCCCAGTCTGCAAAGCCTTCAGCTTGATAGTTAAACCTGCGCCCGTCTGCGCCTTCTCGCGGCCCCCAGCTTGTAACCCGTGCCTCAATTGTGCCGGGTTGCTGATTTAGATTTAGTTTTGCTTCGCAGACGATTAACAGATCGTTCATGGATTACCTCGGTTGTTTTGGTTTTATCCATATCGTGTATTGTCTGCGGCTTCTGCGGCTTTTTTTGCTTGAACTTTGCAAGCAGCATTGCCAGTTCGTACGGGGTCTTATTTGCCAAGATTCATTTTCCGAGTCTGGTTGCCACCACCGCCGCCAGTATCCTGTGGACTGCTGCCGGGAATTGTATCACCAGGCTTTCCTGCTTTCAATTCGTCTGCACCGTCAATGTTTTTCATTCCAAGATATTCCCGTGCCTCATTTGCCGTCATTATGCCTGCATTTACCCCAGCCACCGAAAAATTCATTTGATCAACTGGTGAACCACGCAAAAATGCCCTTGTGTCAAATTCTACACATAAATTAGGATATCCGACAAGCAGGTGCTGTTTTAGCTTTTGCTGGACATTGACGATTAGCGGGTACATACTGGATTTATAAAACTCATCCAGCATTGTTTGGGTGTTGTTGTATTTTTGGTCGGCAATGCCAATCATTGCAGGCGGAACGCCAAACAAACCGCAGATGCGTTTCATAGTCTGTTCTTTTAACTTGGCGCAATCCGTGTCTTGCAGCGTCAGCATATCCAGCGGCTGGTATTTCATGCCCTGATCTAGCAACATTCCCTGCCCTGGCTTGCTGGGGTCTGCGTTGCGACTGCCTGTCATTGATGACCATGCTTCTTTGAGCCGTGCCGCAATTTCCTTGTACTTGCCGTCAGGAATGACGTTCTCGGTGACAAACATCCCGCTAGGCTTGGCGCCGTTTTGCATGACGTAGTTGGCGTACAAATCAATATCTTGATCTAGGCCAATCAATTCTGCCGCCAAAATGCCCTTATTAAAACCGCCATTTCCTTGCCAAGCGGCATCTACCAAATGCATGACTTGATGTGCAGCAAGCGGTTCGTCACGGTTAAATCCATAGGCCGGGGTACTGAGTCTGTAACTAGGGTATCTGGTTACATTGACGGTTGTACTAATTAACGTGCTGTCAAAAACGTACATTTCCAGCGGCGTTTGGGTGCTGCTTTCTTGGTCTTTGCGCCACCAAAGGATGTACACCTCGCCGCTGAGTTCATGCCACATGATGTACTGATAAAAGAATTCATAGGCACTTTGAAAGTTGTTGGGATTGTTTAGCAGGTAGGCCACTTGTTTGGCTTTGGCTTTGTCTCTGGCGCTAACCTCTGGACTTTTAACGGCATCGTGATAACCACCATCATCCATATCGCACATAATGCGGATTGGCAGTTGCGCCATTGCCCTGGCTTTTGCTCCCACGCAGGCCATAATTGTGGAATTACGGCTCATCATGCTCATGTCTACCGGCCTGCCAGCGTCTGTGCTGCTGCCCGTTGTGACGTAAAGAATCTGACTGTTTGCGCTGTTGTATTTGTTGCTGCTGCCCCACAATACATTGTTACCAAGGGCAGTCTGCCCAAACATTGAATTAGATTCTTTGCTTGTTTTTTGTTTGAAAATGTCAAATAAAGCCATGATTTCCCTTTAAAAAGTTCTGAAACCAAAACCTGATTGTACGGGATTATCTAAATTGCAATGCATACTGATAATGAGGGATATGATGCCGTCCACCTTGGCAGACTTGTCCGCTTCGTTTTTCCGCACTTTAACGTTGCCGTTCACATCTTCATAGACTTCGCAGTTCCCAAGCTGCCAGCCAACAAACGGGTTTCCATCGTGCTTGATACTGTATTGCATTAGCAATCGTTCTACGTGCTTGCTTGGGTTGCTTAATACTGCCATGCCCTGGCCCACTTTTTTTAACGGCAGGCCAGCATCATTAAGCCGAGCCACCAGGCTGGCGGCGTTGTAGGCGTCAAAGCCAATTTCTTTGACTTCGTACTTTTCGCACTGCTTAAGAATGTACTCGCTGATTTCCCGATCATCCATGACATTGCCCTGGGTGACGTGCAAAATGCCTGATGCACGGGCCACCGCAAAAATGTCGCCGTAATGTTTAGGTATTAAATCGTATCCGTCTTGTGGCAAAAAGAATTTAAATTCTGCTTCGTAATCGTCATCAGCAAATCGCTTTAACGTGCAGACTGCATTTAAATCTCGGGTTGCCGCCAAGTCAAAACCCATAAATACGGATTCTGGCTCTCTTTTTTTACCCAGCTTGCAACGGTCATCATCCCAATATGCCCGGTCAATCCATGCTGAATTTGCGCTGACATACAAGTTTAGTGTTTTGCAAAGGAACTCATTTAATGCGGCAGGCTTGTGTTTAGCTTCTTCGGCACGTTGGGCAATTGCATCTTCAAAAACGCTTATTTTATGCATTGGGTTAGCTTTGGCCCATGTTGTAGGGTCACGCCAATCATCACCGGGATCAAGGCTATATAGCAAACCAAACCAATGCGGGTTATCGGTAGCTTCCCCTGTTAGCATGGTTTGAAGCATGGTCATGTCTTCATAAAACTTGGTTTCCTTGGTAAAACTGGCGGTGGTGATGTAGACGCGCAAAGGGTTTTGACGGGCAACCATGCCCGAATGCAGCACTTCAATAGAGTTGCGGTCTACGATCTGGGCGGCTTCATCAATAATGGCGCAAGAAGGATTTAAACCGTCGCCCGTCTTTTTGGCATCGCGGCTCAATGCTTTAAACATAGACTGAGCATCACCGGCTTTCATAATTTGATGACGCCCAGCGTTATAAAGTGCCGCAATGTCAGGCGGCATAGCATCAATAAAGCCGGTAGCAGCGGTAAAAACAATTCCCGCTTGATCGCGTGTTGTTGCTAATGAGTACACCTCTGCCCCAGCTTCTCCAAAACCTAATTCGTACAGGGCAATTGCTGCCGTCAAAGTTGATTTACCTGCTTTTCGAGGAATGTAAATAATTACATCCGTCACCATTCGTTTAGTTAAATCACGTTTGCTGCGAAACCCGTAAACCGCGCAAATGATAAAAACCTGAAACGGTTCAAGGATTAACGGTTTGCCAGCGTCTGGCCCTTTGGTGTGCTTAAGAGTCCCAATAAACTTTAAAACGTGCTGGGCATACTTTGCGTGAAATTCATACGCCCATGCTTGATCTTCTAATTGATTTAAAAATCGTTGGCAGGCAAGCCGAACATTTCGACAAACTAGAATTTCGCCACGCACTACTTGCACGGCGTAAAAAATTCCGTCTTCGTAATTCATGGCCCAGCCAGCAGATCAGCGTATTTGCCGCCTTCAACTTTGTTTGTTGCCAATCGGCTTTTAGGGGTTAACCCTAATTCGTTCATTAAAACAATTGCACGGGCAAGCGCCTTGTCACCCACGGTAATGTAAGGATTAGGGCCAGTATTAACGCCGCCATTAAAGGTGACCACAATCCCGCCTTCTCTGATGCCTTGGCAACACTGGACGTAAATATCCAATTGCATAGCAAGCGCCGCCAAAATGTGCTTGTCTTGATTGGAACCGATGCCGTAAGTTTCCCATAAGAATTCGCTGGTTTCTTGAATAAAAGCATCTCGATCCCATTGGCTTGGGTCATCAATCCATTCAGCTTTGGGAACTCGTTGGCGTATTTTTTCCGGCAAAGGCTTGGCTTTATGTTCGGCTTTGGTTCCATGCACGATGTGCAATTCGGCTGGCAGTCGATTAGTCATTTTTTTAATATTTTTTGAAATTGCTTAAGTGTTGTTTTTTAACCACCCCCAATCTTAACCCATTTTGTGGGTAATTGGG